TTCTTGCCAAGGGTCTTCACGTAGGCCTTGTCGCTGACCTTCTCGAATCCAGCCTTTTCCAAGGCTTTCGCGTCGTTGCCGTTGTTCGCGGTCAGCGACACCATGTCGGCGTTCAGGGTCTTCGCCACGGAGATTGCCCTTCCAATTGATGGTTCGACAGACTTCTTGTCGTTGTAGTAAGAGAGCGCGGTGCCCTTGTTGCCGGACGTGAGCACAGCGATTTCGCTGTTCTTCTCGCCGGTGATGCCGATGCCGCCCATGTCGTCGGTGACGAAGACGGTCCCCTTGTTGCCACCGGTGGGGCTCATCGCCTTGCTGGCCTTGACGATCTGGTCGTCAGAGACTCCGGCCGACTTCTTCAGGGAGTCGTACGTCTTGGCAGCCTTCTCGCTGGCGATGCGTCCCGCGAGCCCGCCGGCGACGGTTCCGATGATCAAGCCGGCCGCGATGCCAGGCAGACCCGCGATCGCGCCGAAGCCGGCGCCGATGGTTCCCCACGTGAACGCGCCGACTGCTGCTCCACCCGTGCCCCCCGGCGTATCCATCCCGCTCTCGTCTTTCGAGGTGCCGGAGTTGTACTGCCCGAGTGCCTTCGTGGCGATGTTCTTGTCGGAGGCCTTCTTGTCGACCCCGTCGTCACCGCCGGCTTGGCACGTGTTGCCCGAGCCGAACTTGCCGCCCTCGCCCCGGCCGCAGTCCCGCGACTCCAGAAGCTCACGGCACTTCTTGACCTCGCCCATGATCGAGGCGCGGACGGCGGACCGCCTCGACTCGCCCGAGTCGCCCCGGCTCTTGAACGCCTGGAGGCTCCGCTGGGCGACGGCAACGCTCGACGCCTCGTACGCCGGATAGGTCACTGGCCCGCAATCCACGAGCGACTTGATGGCGGTCACGGTCCGGATCGACTGGCCGTTCTCGTAGTGCCACTTTTCCCCGCCGGGTGCCACGACGAAGGAGAAGCTGCTGCCTCGAAGATCGCCCCGGCGGACGCTCTCGGCGATGTCACGACGGCTCTCCGGCAGGAGAATCTCGTACTTGAGCCCCTTCTCGTCGACCCACATCCGCATCGTCACCGGATACCGGCCGAGGAGGTGGTTTGGGTCGTGGTTGAAAAGCCCGCGAGTGGCGAGCGGCTTGCCCCGCTTGTCCTTTCCAGACTTTACGATCTCGAAAGCGGATGGCTCAATTCGCTCGATGAAATCTCCGAGCAGCACCGAGTCCTGGCCGAACACGGCCGCGTACCCGACAAGGTAGGTCTTCGGCCGGCCGCCTGGTTCGTCGGCCCTCTCCTCGACCGTGAGCATGTCGAAGTCGGGGGACTCGACATTGTCGAACGGGCCAATGAATCGTCTTTCGACTTCGCCATCCATGGAGAGGCTCCTTTCTCGGAGCCTACCGCGTTTTCTCGACGCACCCGAAGTGCGGACGACCCGGTCTGCCCAGGCAAATGCCGTAGAGCGACCACGCGACGCGTGCGGGGGAGGGGAAGCCGGGGTCGCCCGCGAGGAAGCCGGGGTCGTCGGCGTCGGCAGAATGCCGATCGAAGAAGTTGGCCATCGACCGGACGGAGGCGAGCGTCAGCCCGCAACCGCCGGCGATGTCCGTCGCGATAATCGGGACAGTAACGCCCCGATCAGTCGCCCATCGTATCGCTCTCTCTGCCTCCAGCCTCGCCCCGCGAGGCGGGTGCTTCCTCATCGTCGTCGTCTCCATCCGGAAGGAGTGGATCCCCGTTCTCGTCGTACCGGTACTTGGGGAGAGGGAGGCCCTTCAGGCCGCCGCTCTTCCTGATCTCTGCCCAGGACTCGTCGAGGATGTCGTCGTCGTCATCAGCGTCTCTTGCGAAATCAGCCATCAGCCACCTCCGAACTTGTCTCTTGAATCCCTGATCACCTTGAGGAGAACATCCCTCGACTTACTCCGCTGCCTGTTGTCGAAGTCCAGGTGGATGGAGCTGCCGTTCTCAGCCCACCACTCGGGCCCACCAGGCGTGGCGTAGACGTCGAGAAGGTCCTTGCACTTGCTGAACTGCTTGGGCACCCCGCCGGACTTCTTGGTCACCTTCTCCACGAGGCTGATCGGTGCGTTGAATCCATACTTTGGCCAGTGCTTATAGCCTATCATCATCATCGGGCCAGGCGTGTCAAATCGCTCGGCCGACATGTAGAGGATGGAGACCGACGGGTTCGAGATGGACCTGGCCAGGGCGTCCAGGGCAATCCCCTTCCCACGCAGCTCGGGGCTGTCGATGAAGAATCCGCCCATGCCGAGGCGGACACCCCCCTTGCCGTCCGGGGAGATGTGCCTGGTGGCCTCGGCGCCGCCCCCCTCGACAGACCAGTCGATCGTCACGCCGCTGCCCTCGCGAGCCATTGCGATCTTGATGGGCTTTCCGCCGGCCTTTGCGATCGCCTCGCCGGGCGACCCCGACGCCTGAATCGCTTCCGAGAGCGTCATCTTCACGGCATCGAGAACCTCGCGGACCTTTTTCGGTTCGTCGATCTTGATCTCGTTGATGTACTTGCTGCCCGAGAACGACTTCTCGTCCGGGGTGTACCGCTCAGTCTTGTCGGTCTTGCCCCACCCCTTGAGAGGGCCAGACACTCCCTCGCTTCCGCACGAGTTGTTGACTCCGCCGTCTTTTCCCGTCGGGCAGAACGCGCGGCTCTCCAGGTCGCTTTCGCCGCAGAACGCTTCCCACAGATCGTCGAGCGACCGGCTCGACAGGCGGTCGCGATACTTGACGAATCGCTTCCACCCGGGGCTCGACTTTTCTCCGGGCTTGAACTTCATTTCCATCGGGCCGCCGTGGCTCTCCCACCACTTCTGGCCGGCCGGGGTTTCGTAGAGGGCCTGGATCGTGAGCTTGCCGGAAGCGATCTCCTTCTTCGCCTGCGGTGACAGGACATCCCGAGGGATCTCCGATCCGTAGGAGTTGAAGAAGCCCCGCTGGAGGGTCCACGTGTGCGTGATCAGGTTCCGGGGGATCACGCCGTCGAAACCGACTCGCGGCCAAATCCGATAGCCCTTGAACTCCTTGTGCCTCTCGTTGCCGGCCGCGAACATCGTCACCTCATCGGCGCCCATCTTGGCAGCGCTCGTGATGCTATCGACGACGCCCTTCATCATGCCTCGGCCGACGGCGATCGACGCCTTCTCTTGGGCCTCGGGGCTGACTCCGATGAACTCGTAGAAGACCTTGAGCTTGTCTTCGTCCTCTGCGTCCCGCCAGATCGTTACGCCCGCTGAAACAGCGCTCTTGATTCCCATGACGTCTCTCTTTCCGAGAATCGTCACCATGCCGCTTGGTTCGCTTTCGACTTCTCCTTCGCCGTCCACCAGGTTCATCAGGTTCTTCATGTCGCCGTGGCCGATCACGACATCGCTGTCTGGTCCGCTGGATCCCCCGACCTTGACGACGTCATCCATGGAAACGCCGAGGATGCGAAGAGACTTGCCTAGCGTCCTGCCGGCCGGGATCAGGACCGCTCGGGCGGAGGCCAGAGACTTCGCCGGCGGTGACGACGACAGCGATTCGGAGTCCCACACAAGCTGCTCGTCGGATTTCTTCCACGTCCGATCGATCGGCAGGCCATCGCCGGCGGCACAGTCGTTGCCGGTGGCGAACTTGCCGTCGGCCTGCTTCTCGCATGCGGAGCGGGACTCTTTGTCGGAGTCGACGGTCATCGTCTCCAGGAACGCGTTGACGAAGTCATCGTCCGAGACCTCGGCCATGTCAGCCTCGAACAAGAGCTGTTCGATGGCACCGAAATCCTGTCGGCCGTACTCGTCGTCGAGGTTGTTCGACGAACGATCCTCCTCATCATCGATCTGCCCGCTCGTCTCCCACGGCTTTCTCCGGACAATCTCTCCCGAGACGATCTGCTCGACTCTCGTCGACAGGATCGAAGGAACGCCTGGTGCGGTCGTGGTCCTCGCGCCGAGGGTCCCCCACATGTCTTGCTCGTTCTGCCAGAGGACGTCCTGCAAAAACGCGACGGGGATTCCAACTCTCTTTGAAACCTCGCGAGCGACAGCTCCCATGTTCGTTCGCATGCGAGCGCCCTTCGGGGCAGCGATCGTCGAGACCGTGTTTGCGCAAATGACTTTCGCGAGGCGATACATGTTCGTCTCGCGATCCGTCGGCGCCTTGAAGCTCATACCGCTGTACGCCTTGAGCTTCTCCTCTGCCCAGGCCTCGATGGAGGCCGGGATGGTTCCCGTCTTCGCCATGTGCTTTGCGTCTGCCGCAAACGTCTCGCGGTCGATGCTTCCGAGTTCCCCGTCCTTGATTTTCTTGACCATCTTGTCAAGGGCCTTGCCGTGGTCGGAGGCAAGGGAAAGGCTTTGCTGCTGCATGACCTCGCCGGACGCGCGACCCCAGGTGCGGCTCCACCACAGGTCGGCAGTCACGAAGTCCCAGCCGCCGTTCTCTTCGGTTCCACGGTTGTTGGCGAAATACGCCCCGACCTTCGGGCCAAACACAGAGAACCTGGGAACGATGTCGTCGACAGCCGTTCCAGAGGGAGCCCACTTCCCCTCGATCCCGAGCTTGTTGAAGAACTTGGTCAGGTCTCCGGCCCGCATCGGAGGCCCATCGAACAACTCGGCCATCTTCTTCCAGCCGGCTGCCTGATCGCCTTCGCCGAGCTTGTCGACGATCTTCTGCATGCGGCCCATGGACCTGATAATTCCGGGACCAGCCGTGCCGGACATCTTGGCCCTGGGGTGCGGAATCCTGGTGTTCGCCGGGTCGCTGTCGTTGAAGATCGGGGTGAGGATCTGGTCTGTTCGGGTGACGTTTTCCCGAGGGGTTGCGCCGACGGACGTGATGGCGATCATGGCGTTCCACATGAATCTCGTCGTTTCAGGATCGAGATCCACGCCCGACGCGGTCTTGCCGCCGAAGATCAGTGGCTGAACCTTGGCATACGAGTCGAGCTGCTTCTTCTGCTCTTCGGGCGAGTAGAAGACGTGCCCGACACCTCGGTCCATGGCCTTCTGAACCTCGTTGGCGATCGACGACGCCATGTACTCGAAGTCCCGCTCTCCCAGCGGGGCGGTCGTCGTGATGATCCGGCCTCTCTCCTCGTCGTTCTTCTTGCACAAAAACTCCGCGACCTGAGTTCCGCTGATGAACTCCCTCCCCGCGAACGGGGACTTGTACGCGTCGGGGATCTGGGTGCTCTCGATTTTCTTCCCGTCTTGCGACCTGACGGTGACCTTCCCCTCGATCACCTCCTGGTGAACGTCTCGAAGTGAATTGCCTGGCTGCCACCGGTCTTCTTTTGGCAAGCCGGGGCGTTCGACTTCAGGCTGTTCGAGTTTCGGCGCAGCTTTCTTGCCGCCGCCTTTCTTGCCGGCCTTCGTCGGGGTCCGCTGCTTGGCGCCGTCGGGGATTCCGTCTTCATCACCGCAGTCGTTGCCGTAGGTGAACCGGCCCATCTCGTCCTGACCGCAGAACGCGCGGGACTCCTCGGTGTCTCCGCCCATCCAGTCCGGATCGGCGGGAATGCCTCCAGCCTTCTCGGTCGCCTCTTTCAAGCGGCGGTGAAAGTCGACGTACAGTTCGCCCGGGAGTGGGTAGAGAATCATTTCTTGCTGCTGCCTCTCTTTGCGGCCTTCTTGAGTTCCGCCTCCGGAAACTTCATCACCTTCGCGAGCTGGTCCAGGCCCGGGGTTCTCTCGCCGGTGAGGGCGACCTTGGCGTAGTACTCGGCAATCGCCTCGAACGGGCTCGTCGTGGCGTACTTCGACAAGGCAGAGATCTCGTCGCGGATGCTCTTGTCTCCGTTGACGAGCTTGGCGGCGTCTCTGTGAGCTGCCTTCGCAGCGTCTTGAAGGTGCGAGTACGCGTAAGCGCCGATTTCGCCGTGGACGTTGCTCTTGCCTCTCTTGAAATCGGCGTCCGGGGCTGCCTTCTGGGCCACCTTTCGGAGGGCTCGCCAATGGAGCATGTGGCCGTACTCGTGAACGATCGGATGAGCCAGGCTGTTGGAGCAGGTGTATCCGTCGTTCGGGCCGGTGATGGCCCTCATGGGGATCCATCCGGCGTCGATGTTGACGTGAATCGCGTCCATCCTCGACTGGTAGTAGGCCACCGTGCTCACGGCCAGTTCGGCCTTGTCTCCCTCGGCGACCATGTCCGCGACAGTCGTCGCGTGCACGCCCTCTTTCGCGATCGCGGGGATGACGTGCGACGCGGCCATCATCATCGAGGCCGTCGATGCGGCGTTGAACTGGTTTCTCCGGTCCGATGCCAGCTTCGCCAGCTTGTCGCAGCACTCATCAGAGTATCCAGACTCACGCAGGATGCTTTTGACGAGCAACGTGCGCTCGTACGGAGACTCCTCCGACGCCAGCGACGAGAAAATTGAGTGGACGAGGTCCGCCTGGTCTTCGGTTCCGACCAGGCGGACCTTTCCACTGACTGATTTTGCCTCCGGGGAGGCAACGCCGTCCTCTTGGCACTGGTTGCGAGGAGCAAACGTGCCGTCGGGCGACCGAATGCAATCGTTTCGCAGCTCGGCGTGTCCAGACTTCAGCCCTTGGGCTGAGGGGGCATGTTTTCCGGATCCTTTTTGAACCACCTCGGGCCGAGAACCTTCCCGTCCTTCGCCGCGAGCGTAGCCGCGTACGCCCGAAACGCGAGAAACGCCGCTCGGGCGTTGCCTCCGGTCGGAATGTCGACTCTCACCGGACCGTCTTTGTCTTCCATTCTCCACCTCCTGTTCGTCGCTGCCGTGCGGAACGATCCGCTCCGCGTCCTCGACATCATACCCGCGAGACACCAAGGCTTCCACTGCCAGGCTACGGACCGATGTCCAGCCGTGGTCTTTCAGCTCCTTGTCGTAGGAGTGATCCTGAAGGGCAGGGGCGTCCGGATCGTAAATCTGCGTGGCCATCTCGGAGACTCGGGCCGCCTGGAACGACTTGTCCCAGTCCTTCGGCTTCCGCTCGTCGCCGTCGTCGAACTTGCAGAAGGTCTGCTTGAACGTGCCGAGGTTGAACACCGCGAGCTGGCTCGCTTTGCGGCCGGCGTCGAGTGCCTCCTGAGCCTGGTCGGGCTCGAACCTCGTGGCGACGTCGAGGTAGTAGAGCCCCTTCGACAGCCATCCGCCGACGTACCGATCGTCTCGGCCTTCAAACGACTCCTCGTTGACCTCAAGCCACTTCTCAAGGGCGTCGGCGGTGTCTTCGGCGTAGAGCGAGTCGGCCCTGATCTGGATCGCTTGCTTCGACTTATTGTGAAACTCCGACACCATGATGCCATCCTTCGGCTGCTCCACAGAGAAGCGGTCGAGGGTGAAGCCCCATGGATTCTCGGCGATCTTTTGGATGATCTTGGCGACGTCGACCTGGTGCTTCTTCCCGCTGACGGGCTTGGCTGGCTCCTTTGGGGTGGGGCCAGAGCTGTAAGCTGAGCCGGAGCCGGATCCCGAACCAGAGTCAGAGCCTGAGTCAGAGCCTGAGCCGCCGTCGCCGTCGCCCCCACACGAGTTGTCGACTCCGCCGCCCTCGCCGGTGGGGCAAAAGCCGCGAGACTCGATCCCCCAGGACGACGCCGATCGAAATTGTTTCTGGACATGACGCGGGCCGTACGTGGCGGTCTTGACGAACACGCTGTTGCCGACGCTGATCGAGTCGGTGCCGGCGATCACCTCTTGCCCCGTCTTCTTGTCGTAGAAGTAGGCCGCCTTCTTCGGGTTGAATCCGACCGGCACCCACTTGTTGATGTCAGCCGGGATCGAACGGTCGGGATCGAACGACCCCTTCACCGTGGCGAGCGGGTACTTGTTCGCGCCTTTGTTGATCTTCTCGGCGCCTGGCTCGTCCGACACAAAAGAGACCGGCCCCATCAGGCGGACAACGGAGTCGTAGCCGAGGGCTTTGCCCACGCTCTTGCCGCCGGTGTGCTCGTGGACCGTGACCGCGTAGATCCCCTTGCTCGTGTAAGCCGGGATGTCGATCCGCAGTGCCACCTTCGTGCCGGCTGCCAGCTCTCGGTGGCCGCCGAGCTTGTCGATCTTGTGCTTGGCAAGGGCTTCGCCGAGAGATTTCTCGTCGGGGATCGAGATGTGCGTCGCGTTGTCGTCGGACGTCGCCGAGAACTTCTCGGATGCACTGCACGAGTTGTCGAGGCCGCCGCCTTTGCCGGTGGCGCAAAACGCCCGGACCTCTTCCGCGTCCTCGTACTGCTGCTCTTCGGCCTCTTCGTACTCAGGGGCGGGCTGCGACGCCTGGCCTTGCTCGGCCGGCTTCGGGGCTTCGAGCTTGGCGACGCCTGGCTGGCTCGGGACGCCGCCTTGGGCCGGCTGCGGGGCTCCTGGCATCTGCGAGGGATCCGGCTTGGGCCTGACCGCCTCTTCCAGCGTCTGGGTGTTCATCGCCACGAAATGCTTGTCGCCGTTCTCGACCGGAGGCAGGCCCTCCATCTTGCGGCAGTCGTTGATCGTGTAGATGCCCAGGCCGGTCATCACCGAATAGAAGCTGGCGCGGCTGTTGCTGTTGCCTCGAAGCAGCGACTTCGTGTCGAACGCCGCGACGTACATGTCGTCGTTGACGATCAGAGACCGGCTGATCGCCTGCTCGATTCTCCGCAGCCAGGGCGTGAGCGTGTAGGTCAGGAAGTCTTGGCCCTTCGCCTCGATGTCGCCCGACAGGGCTTCACCTTGGACTAGGTGAAGTGGCAATCTGTAGATCCGGCAGATCTCCTCGGTCTGGAACCGGCGACTTGACTCGAATTGACTAGACTCATTACTAAATCCGATCGGCTCGACCTTGAGTCCGTTGGTGAGGATCGCGGTCTTGTACGCTCTCTCGGCGCCCTTGTGGATCCGCTCCCAGTTGTCACGGAGCCGCTCGGCGGTCTCCGGGGTCAGCGATCCATCCGTCTGGAGAACGACGCCGGGGCGGGCCGAGTTGGCCCAGAACTTCGACGCGTGAATCTCCAACGCCCTGGCGAGCGCGATCGCGTCCCGCGAGATCTCGACCGGCACCATGCCCTTGATGCCGTCCGGCTCCGGAGTCCACCGGACGTGCATGACCTGGTCTTGGGTGTACCTGTCGTCCCGGCCGGTCTGCGGGTTGTTGTATCGATACCGCAACCGGCCATTCTCGATTCGCTCGACCTGCATCCGGCTCGGGTGAAGGTTGTTCAGCTTCGAGACGGCCCCGTACTCGCCCGGGACGATCTCTGTGTAAGAGTTCCCCCACAGGGCAAGATGCATTACGATTTGCTCGACGAACTCCATCTGCGTCTGCCAATCGTTTGGCACGCGATGGATGACTCGATGGAGCGGCGATTCGTGAGCGATCTCCTTGGCACCGCCGGGGAGCCTGCGGTAGAGGTTCAGATCCATCGAGCTGATCATCTCGGACAGGATCCGCGAGCACGCGAGCATGACCGTGCTGGCCAATGCCTTCTCTGGCGTGATCTGAATGTCCGCCGCCGTCTTCCACTTCACCCCGTACGAGTCGTCGTTGGTGAGGAGGTTGTTC